ACATAGTGAACAAGGGCATCAGCGGAGCGATACCCAAGTTGTAAAAAAAATCTTTCGCACCTCCCTTGCTCAACTTCTCAAATACTTGCAGCTTCTGCTCGTGTATATCAATGCTCACTGCCGCAGGGTTCTCATCTTCGCGCACGATCCAAGTCGCTGCAATGTTTAGCAAGATGTCGCGGTGAATAACAGTGTCTTGCCTTTCGCGGATTATGTGGATGTAAGCAGCAACGAGCGCAGCATTCTTAGCGTTGCTTAGTCCTGCGCCAAGTGCCTTCTCCATTCCTTCCAGTATCAGCTCCATCTCAGTGCCGCTTATGCCACAGCTCAATCTCTCAAGCAACCCCATCGACATACTGAACCGCTCCAATGGTAGGTTCAGCTCCTTCGGGAAGCGATAGTATGTATGCCCTTCGTGCTCAAATACTTTTACTAAGTTGTACTCGCTTTTCTTCTTACTGCGGAAGATAGAGCGCACTTGCTCTTTTAATTTGTTTATGTACTTCATTGATTGATTCTTTTATTTGCAATTCATTAGCGTTTGACATCTTTACAATTGTGCTTCTGCCATCGTGGAAGATATACATTATCTCATTTAAGTTTACAATTATGTCAGTGTATCCAAGCTCCTCCGTTGTTAACTCTTGCAACTGCTCATCCTCAGTGTCCATAAACTGAATTAACTTAGTATGAACGTGGATAAACGCTGCCATCGCTACCAATAACCAAATGGACACTGTGCATCTTCAACTCGCGTCTTTGCAGGCAGGAAGCAGCCGCACTCGTTGCAAGCGTTTAGCTTTTTGTTCTTATGTTGGCATAAGTTGCATATCGCAGTTCGCGGCTTGCTCAGCTCAGTCTTCTTCTTGTTACTGGTAACATAATACCACCAACCTTCAACTATTGCAAATATCCTGCTCATTGTATCAATGCTGCTGAGAATGATAAACACTTGTAGATATCGCCATCGACTGTGATGTCTTCCTGCGTTTGTTGACCTGCGGTTAGTGTTACCCATATCGTATAACCTTGCATCGGGTCAAGGCTCAGCCCTTCAATAGTTATAATGCCGCCTTCATCGCTCTCAGCTTCAATCATCATTATGTTGCCAGTAGCATTGTGCTGCACCCATACGAAGTATTCGGTATCAGGCTCAACAGCTCCGAAGGTGAAAGTACCCAAGCAAGCATCTATGTAGTTGCCTGCATTGTAACAAGGTGTGCATACGCTCATAAGTATCGTTTAAGTATTGCGTTTACAAAGTAACGAAAACAATCTAAGAAATCTGCACGCTCAGATAATATTTTTCTGTTGCTCTTGATGATGCTGCCGTTGCTATCGCACTGCACTTGCTTTGCATCAAACACGAAGCCCTTGCACTTTACCGAGTTAGCCCTGATGTCGAGCTTACGAAGCGCAGCATTACAATCGATGCGGCTGTTGTAGTGGGTCGGGTTGGCAGGAATAATTATCTGCGAATCGCTCAGGTGCAGCCTGCGCTTGATTTGCGTATATGCGCTTGAGTTGTCGCGCTGCTGTACTGTGCCGCCCTTACCCATCGCATCTCCAGTAATCCTTAGCAAGCCCATAGGTATTCCCATCCGCTCGATGTAATCGCAGAACGCATCAACGCTGCCCTTCTCAATCTTTATCTCATCCACCACCACGCAGCCTCTTGGCAGTTGTTGAATGACCAGTGCGCAGAGTGGGTTAATGTTGAAATCGACACTAATGAAGATAGGTATGTTGCGATTGAGCGCAATGCTATCATCAATATGCTTCTCATCCTGCCATTCGTAAAGGAATGGGTTAGCAACATCATCGAGTATATCCCAATCGCCCTCAACGAACCTTTGGTATTGTACTGGCGGTAACTCTCGCAAGCTCTCAAGGTATTCAATCGGTATATGCGGATTGTCGGTTATCTTCGATGGTATGTAGCTCCATCGCTCAGGCAAGCTGCCGTCTCGATATCTATCGTATATCACCGACTTAACCCAGTTGTTAGCAGGGTTGCAAGTTGCCAAGCAAACAATCGGAGGTTTGCCGTGTGCCTTGTTCCAACTGCCGATTCTCTCCTGCACCTTATAGAAGGTCGGCTCTTGCAGCTCGTTAACCTCATCAAGCCCTGCGCCGTTTACCTCAAGACCACGAAAGCGGTTGAGGTCTTTATCTTCATCAAAGCTCTCAGCCATAAAGATAAGCTCGCTTCCGTTGTTGAATGTAACTACATTCGTATCTCTGTTCCAACTTCTAATGTGAGCATTAAGCCCATCGCCAAGCAAGCCAGTGAACGATGGAAACGTGGTGCGCTTTAAGTCGGGTAAGCTCTTGCGGATGATTACCCACCTTGAGCCGCCATAAGCTAAAGCCAAGTGAGACAAGGTAAGCAGCAGCCAATACGTCTTACCCCCTCTTATGCTTCCTCCGAATACTATGACGCGGTAGTTTGCGCTCAACGCTTGGTCGAATGCAATCGTCTGAGTCTTAGTCAGCGTGTAGCTCATTCCTTCGGCTTGCTCTCCTCAGTGCGGATTATAACCAAAGGCTCGCTGCTTGTTATGTTAGTGTCGTGCGTTTGCTTAGGCTTGCCATAAGCTCGGTCAAGCAACACCTCAGCAGCTCTCACATCGCCTTTAGTAGCCCTTGCCCTAAGTGCTTTCAATATCGCCTCGCCTGCCGTTATGCCATCCTTCTCCTCGCCCAATACATCTGCCATTAGCTTATCCAATGCAGGTAGCTTGCGAGGTCGACCGCCGCCGTTGTCGCCTCCAGTTTTTAGTTTGCCGCCGTTCCTACCTTCTCTCATTTTTTTACGAGCTTTTACGAGGTTATGTATTCAATACCGTTTCGCTTAACTTTAAGCGATGGGTCAAGTTTAAGCATCCTATCGACAATCACTTGGCAATACTTCGGGTCGAGTTCCATTCCGTAGCATTTGCGTTTAAGCTGGTGTGATGCCACCATTGTTGAGCCGCTACCAAGAAATCCATCTGCAACTAATTCTCCAATCTTAGAAGAGTTTTCTATTAATGGTGCTAATAATTTAATTGGTTTCATTGTTGGATGAACATCATTTTTATATGGTTTATCACAATGAATAATGGATGTTTTTTGTTTATCAGAAGTTACTTCCTTTATTAAATCTAAAAGTTGCTTTTTGCTTAATTTTTTAAAATCAACTATGTCTTCAATAACAGTTGTTTTAGTTCTATCGTCAGTAAAATAATGTGCTGCTCCTTCTTTCCAACCATAAAGACACGGTTCGTGTTTCCAGTGATAATCTTGTCTTCCCATGACTAATGCATTTTTAACCCATATTAAACATTGTTTTAATAACAATCCTGAATCTTTAAATGCTTGTCTAAAATTAGCACCTTCGCTATCAGCGTGCCAAACATACCATGATCCGCCTGATTTTGTATATGATCCTAATGCTGTATAAAAATCGTATAAGAATTGATAAAATAAATCATTTGACATATTATCATTTTCAATTTTCAATCCATTACCTCCTTCATAATTAACATTATAAGGAGGATCTGTCATAACCATATCGCATAATTTATCTCCAAATAATTTTCCCCAAGTATCAATTTCTGTTGAGCTTCCACATAATAATTTATGCTGACCTATCTCAAATAAATCTCCAATAACAATATCTGTTTCAATTTCATTAGGTATCTCAAAGTTATCTTCTTCTGCTACCAATTCTATTATTTCTTCATCAAAGACTGGTACGTCTAACCCCCATGCTTCAAGCTCATCTTTATCCCAATCGTTAGCAAGCATCTGCCAATCCCATTCACCTCCGCTCACATTATCTTTAATTAAGAACTCGCGCTGCTGCTCCTCTGTTAAGTTATCTGCAATAATAATCGGCACTTCTTTCAATCCTGCTTCTTTGCAAGCCTTTAAGCGCATATTGCCGCCAAGCACAACCATATCAGTATTGACTACGATAGGTCGAATGGCAAGCATCTGAGGTAAGTCTTTAATTGACTGCACCAATTTAGCAAACTTATCATCCTTAATTAATCGAGGATTGTTTGGGTTTACTTTTACATCGCTTATTTTAGCTACTATTGCTTGCATATTATAATTTTTTCTTTCTGCTCTTAGCAGCCTCTGCTTCTGCAATCGCCACCGCCTGCGCAGCAGGATATCCTTCGCTTACTAACTTGCGAATGTTCATTGCGATAATTGCCTGCGAGTCTCCTTGAAATAGTGGCATAGTATCAGTTACTTTTTATTATACAAAGATATGTTTTTTGCAATATCAATTTGCTCCTGCGTGAGCTTCAATCTTACAACCTTGTTATACATTATCACATCAGCGGTAAGGTAGCCGTTATCATCGTGCGTAAGCATTCCAATTAAGTATTCATTAGGCACTTTCACTTGTATATCTTGTGAATCTTCAATAATGCGCTGCATCCTTTCTAAGCCAAATCTTACAAGCGCATCCTGAGCACTGCCAATAATAGTCAAGTAACCTACGAAGTGATCGTCTTCGATAACGAAGTAGCCACTGCGCCATCTATTTTTTTGCATTGACACGATATTGTAATAAGTATTGTTTAATCATTTCTCTAACTTCCTCTTTGCGGCTTGCAGGAATCCTCACTGTGAGGTTGCAAGTTGCTTCGCCGTATGCAAACGGCGGACCAGCACCTTCGCGCACTCCGCCTCTACGTTCTATCTTTGTTGCTTCCATCGAATGCAAAGGTATGAAAAAATAGTTTTGATTACGCAATTACTTTTAAAAATTCTGCTTCACTTCTTACGATGTGGTATTCGTGCCCAAGCGAAAGGCAGAGCTGTTGGAACTTAACTTGCTCTGGCGACTGCTTTCCAGTTTCGGTCTTCCATTCAATCCAACAAGTTTTGCCTTCGGGTTTCAAATAACACATATCGGCTACGCCTGATACAACACCCATTGCTTTATTCATTGCGCCTCTTGCGCCTCCTACGCTGTTATTATTTATCGCAAACACGCGTCCCCGTAGGTCGGGGCGGCTATTCCATAAATTTTGGAATGCCTTAGATTGGATGGTAGCTTCGCTCATAAAAACATTCCTATTTCTTTATATAATCTATTTTCTGCAATCTTTACATATTTAGGATTTAGTTCTATTCCTAAGTAGTTTCGATTTGATTTCCTTGCATAAATTCCAGTTGTTCCACTTCCAAAGAACGGATCTAAAACAATACCATTTTCGGGGCATCCTGCTTTAATCATTTGTTCAACTAACCTTTGTGGATACGTAGCAAAGTGAGCGTCTGATGTTTGCTCTGTATTTATACTCCAAACAGTCCTTGTATTTCTGGTCATAGTTCGAGCTTGAAATCCTTTATACTTTGAACTTTCTGATGCAGTTTGTCTTATTTCTTTTTTCATTCTTGGCTCAATTACTTTTGCTTTTGTATCTTCTACTTGTTGCTCAAAGTAATATCCATTAGGCTGCTTCACAAAGAAAAATATTTTTTCAAAGTCAACTGTAAATCTATCCTTTGCACTTGATGGCATTTGATTTGGTTTGTGCCAAATTATTTGATTTCTTAAACACCAACCTCTATCAATCATTTCTATTGCAAATCTTTCAGGAACAAGGCAAAGACTCTTGTGCATATTTAAGTTAGGTTGTTTTATCTTCCTTGATTCATTGTGTCCATATTTTGGCTCAACATATCCGCCTGCCATACCTCCGCTTTGAGTTCCATAAGTATCTCCTAAATTTACAAAACAAGTTCCAATTGGTTTTAATACTCTTTGCACCTCATCAAAAACATTACAAAGATTATTTACAAATTCTTTAAAATGCTTTTCGCTTCCAAGCTGTTCATCAGTTTTTGTAGCTCCGCATTCGCAAGTATCTTTATAAATTTTTACATCAGTACCTTTATTTCCTTTTTGCTTATCGCTAAGTTCGTAATCAAATCTTGTCTTAATTCTTGCACTTTCGTGATTGCAGTTAATATCTCCACCATCCCACTTAGCAGTTCCGTAATCTCTCAATCCCCAGTATGGAGGTGATGTAATGCAGCAATCAATACTGTTGCTTTCCAATGTTTTCAATACTTCCAATGAGTTACCATTGATTATTTTATTTACAATATCTTTCATATTTTTATTTATAATGGACTACTTGGACTACTTGGACTACTTGTTTTTGCACTTTCCAAAGTAGCTAATGTAATGTGTGTGTGTGTGCATATGTGTGTGTGTATATATATTACTGTTATTATTAGATAAGTAAGTAGTAAGTAGTCCAAAATCGCTGCGCTACTACTGCCGCAACGGTTTCCAATGGACGACTTGCAAAATAGTAAGTAGTCCAAAGTAGTCCACTACATAGAGAGTTTGGAGACAAAGTACATAGCTACTTTAGAATTGCCCCTTGTTTTGCGCTCTTTGGAATATCCGAGCGCAGTAAGGATTGAACCAATACGCTGAGTGTTGAGGTAATTAAATTTAGTTTCAATCATCAAGTATTGCTGAATGTCGGTAAGTGACATCCATTCTCCGAATGCTCTATCTCCAACTTCGAGCTTCTTATGGATTAAGTCCTCTTCAGGTGTTGAGTGCTTGAATGCCTCAGTTGATACGTTTAAAAGAGCGATTTCCTCTTTAAGTATAGTATACTCGACTCCTGCGCAGAACATCGCGTATAACTCGCGCCATAGCGCAGCCTTATCGCACTGGTTGTAAAACTGGTGATTGATATTATTGATGTGAATTGGTATCTGCCTGCGGTTGCCAGTAGGGTCGGATAGTATCTGCGTTTCATTTGATGTGCCGCAAAAGACTGCAAGCCTGCGAAGGTCTGTTGAGACTCTGCCATAAGGCTCGCGCACGTTTATAAACTCTTTCGAGGTAAGTTCCTTGAGCCGCTTCTCCTCTTTCTTAGATTTTCCTCCGTACTCATCATCGAGTATAAGGAGCTTCTTGGTCATAAGTATTTCATCATCTTTGCCTGCATCCATTTTGCTTTCTGCAAATAGGAAGCGCAGCTCTTTGGGTAGTAGATACCTGAACCAATGGGTCTTACCAGTGCCTTGCTTTTCTCCTGAGAAGATGAGCACCAATGGCGAGTGAATGCCGTAAGCGGATGCAACTACTGAGATGAGCCACTTGGTAATAAACTTATCAGCGTTAGGAGTGTCTGAGTCGATGCTTGAAAGTAGCAGCGCAATGTTAGGGCAGTCATCACCGATGTGCAAGTCCTTCTCAAAGAACTCGTGTAGTGGGTTGTAGGTTTGAATACGATTTGAGAATAGTATGGAGGTAATTAAGTCTTTGGTTGACTCTTTGAATATGGCTTTTGAATCGAGGAAGATTGAGTTGATGTCGCTATCATCAATCGGCTTATTGTTAAGCTCCACGTTGCGAGTTATGGTATTTTTGCGAAGTGAAAAAGTATTGACAAATACTGCTATATCAGCACTTACATTCTCCGATTTATACTTTATATCCTTGCTTACTATTTGCTGCACTATCTCAGTGCTTTGCTCTTGTGTAATGCCGCCAAACTTTTCGAGATTTTTTACTATTTCCTCTGAGCCAACTCCTGCTGCACGCTGCGAAGTTGCCGAGCGCATTATCTCTTTAGTCTGATTTGAATAGGCATCGATTCCGTTCTGCTTTGCGTGAAAGTATATTGTTGCAATAGTTGACTTATTTCCTTTGCTTTCTGAATGATTCTTAAGGCAAGCGGTGTACTGCCTATCGCAATCATCGGAGTTGTATTTGGATGAGTGCGAAGATAAAGTATGGAAGTGGTCGCGCCCTTGCTCACCGAACTCGGATACAAGCGCATAGCAAATTGAAATCCAATCTGAGTAATCTTCGCATAAGTTAAGCTGCTTGCGATCCATCTGCGCAATCATCTCATCAAAATCAGTTTTTACAACAACTACCTTATTAAACTTGATTTCCTTTTTCTTGGGCAGATACTTCTTAAATACTGGAGCTTTAGTATTTTCATATAGGAAAGGGTCGTAAGAAGCAAACCTTGCGCGAGCAACATTCTTGCAGGACTGGTCGATAATTAGCTGATATGAATTGTAAAGGTAAGATGCGATGCCGTTGAAAGCATCAAGATGTCTGCTGCCATCAATGCGATAGATAACGCATAAGCCATTTCCACTAATGGAAACAAATACAGCATAAGTGTATGGGTCGGCACTTAACTGCTTGCGTGTCTCCTCGATATTTTCCACGTTATCTATGTCCATTGCGATAAAGCCTGAATGGCTTCTAAGCGCATCATCTTTGCGAGCTGCGAATGAGCCGCTGATTGTTACCAGTGGAGCGGTCTTCTTAAGTAAGTCTCTGACTTCTTTGTTCGGAGCTGCCCTGCATTGCAGCACTATGTCTTGCCATCTTCCTGAGCGTATGCCTTCAAGAAATGAGGTTATTTGGATGTCAACATCTTGGTCATCTTTGATGTTCTTGTAATAGGAAATCTGCATTGTATAATTGTTTTAGGGTTGTTTTAAGTTTATTGTCGACAAGCTCGCGATGGAAGCGGTTAAAATTCTTCTTTTTTTCCTTGCACCAAAGCCTCGCAATTTCGTGATTCTTTCTTTCGATGTGTAAGTAGTTATCCGAATTTATTTTTTTAATGTTCTTTTTAGCCATAAATGCTACGTGCTCAACTGAAAGAAAAAGGGAGCGATACTCTTTGTGGTTTGAGTTCATTGCGATGAGCTTCTTGATGTCAACGCTTTCGGTCATTAGGATAAAGTCATCGATGCCTGCATCAAGCACAATCTTTTTCGGGAACTCATAGCCGCAGGAGCATAGCATCTTTGAGGTGTGAAGTAGTGCCTGACACTTTGGGCATTCTTTTACTGGAGCTATTCCGTTGCCCGGCTTCTTAGGATTGTGAAAGATGCTTTCCCAATTGCGAGGGGATGCCCAAGAGCCGTGAGTAAGGCAGTTGCCGCCCAAGTCGATGATGGTAAATGTTAGCTTTACTGGATGCGGTCTTGCGCCCCTGCCGCACATCTGAAGCCATAAAGGCATTGAAGCGGTTGCTTTGTTAACGATGACTGTTTCGATGTCGGGTTGGTCAAAGCCAGTTGTTGCAATGCCGATGTTGTTTAAGATGGCATCGGGAGTATTGGCAAACCATTGCAGTATTTCCTCGCGGTCTGCTGAGGTTGCATCGAGGTGCTTAGAGTTGAAGCCTGCTTGCAGGAAGGCAGCATTGACCGCTTGCGAATGTTCGACATTGCAATTAAAGATAATTGTTTTGCGACCAAGTGAATGCTGCTTGTATGCGTTAATAGTTGAGTCGATATACTTTGGCTCTTTAAACATTGCGCCCATCTGCGCTTGGTCGAAGTCACCTGCGGTCATCTTTAGCTTAGCCCGTTCCACTATCTTGGCAGCGGAGTAGGTTTGCTCAGGGCATAAGAAACCTTGCTCAATTAGCTCAGGAATATCGATGCCGCAAACTATGTCGGAGAAGTAGTTGCGCAGTGGGTTGGTCTTTTTTGCTGCCAGTGGAGTTGCAGTGAAGCCGATTATGTACTGCTCTTTGAAGTGGTCAATTACCTTTGTGAAGTTGCCGATATGGCACTCATCAACTATAACCATCCCGATGTTGGTAAATTGATGCAGTCTCTTGTAAGCCGATTCCACCATTGCAACATATACTCTTGCGCGAGGTATTGAGCGCATTCCTGCGACTACTTGCTGCGTTGGTTGTTTTATCGCTTTAGTGGCTTGTAAGAGCAGTTCTTCGCGGTGAACAAGTATAAGTATATCTTGGCTTGACTTAGCGCAGAAGCGGTCACATATCGCAGAAAAGCAAACAGTCTTGCCTCCTCCAGTTGCGAGCTGAGCAACCACCTTGCGATGGCTGCGCAGCTTGTCGCTGATGTTGTTGATAAATCGTTCTTGGTAGGGGCGGAGGGTCATTGGTACATTTCGTTGAAGTAGTGATTGTCTTGTTGAAATCCATTAAAATTTTCTTTTCCACCTTGCCAATTCATTGCTCCAGCCCAATGAGCATCCATAATTTGCTCCTTTTCCATTTCTTTGGCTTGGTTAATTAAACTTTCCTTCCAACTAATATCAATTTGGGGGCATTGATTTTCTATTTCTTGTACCAACCACTCAACTGCTGTTTGATTTTTGCTGCTCATTTGTTATATTTTTTATTGTAAAATTGTTCACCAACGGACTTTCCGATGGCGATTTGCCCCCGAAAAATATCGGTTGCACACTCGTTGCAGTTGTCTATTATCTGCTTTTTATCTTTGCGCCTTGCCTCAGCAAATAGATGCGCAAATGCTTTTGCTTGTTCTGACTTCTTGAGCTCGCTTATGAGCCAGTTCAATGCTGTTTGTTCCATTTTTCTATTGAATATATGTCTGTTACTGATTCATTAAACTTGTATTCGATTCTCCCTTTTGCACTCCAACAATGCTCAACATAGCGCACATCTTCTGCGAGGGTAACAAACACAGTCATATTATCTGCGTTGTTATAAAACATCCGAAGATGTCTCTGATAAATCTCTATGTATCTGAACTTTCGATGCAGAAAGTAGTGCATCACATTGGTGAAGGAGTAATTTTCAAATCCTTCGCAGGACCAAGAACTCTCGGATAAGTTGTTCTGCGGCATCGATTTCGGCTTGTGTATGTCTGTAAATAAAAAGTTCACCTTTGAACTTATTTGGCACTCCTATATAGTAGAAGTTTGTTGCAGGAAAGCCAGTTAGGTAAGAGTACCAAACTGCTTGAATGTGATTGAAATGCTTGACCATATCGGAAGCAAAGCTCCGAAGGTTAGTGCAGGAAGTTGTCTTGATGTCGGCGTTGATTTGGAACTCAGGGCAGTGAATATCTAAAATGCCTTTTGCCGCGATAAGCTCGCCATCAATCTCTATGTCTTTGATGAAGGTTATCTCCTTTGCTGACCTTTCGAATATTACACTAAGCATTGGATGCTTTGCGATTGCTTGATGCACTTGCCGAGCATTACTCGGCATCTCACTCGGCAAAGTCTCAAGCAAATTGCGGTGAAACTCTGCGCCTCTCTCAAGAGCACCAGCAGCAAATATTAAGCTGCCGCTGTAATGCCTCTTGATAGATGATGCGTTAATTGCATCAATGTTGTTGTAGTGGTCGCGTGTCATTATAAACTTTGCTTTAGCCAAGCATCAATTTCCGATTTTAAAAATCTTAACCTTTTGCCGCCTTTATGCAATGGGATTTGTTTTTTATTAACCCATCCGTAAACGGTCGCCTTACTGGGTTTGTCGGGGTGATATTCACAAAACTCATCCATATTAAACCATTTATCTTCGTGTTGTTTTTCTGTTTCAATAAATTTATGGTGCTTTAAACACGCATTTACACAATCAATTATTATGGTAGATAATTCATCGGGAGTGATTTGGACTATTGTTACTGCTTGCATTTTATTTTAAGGGTTTAAATTGGTTAATGAATTTTGTTGTACTCCTCGCGGCTCATAATGCTTTGGATAAGGTAAGCCTTGCTGACCGCTTTCGTATGCTTCGCGTAATGCGCACTTCATTTTCTCCTTAAGAGGTTGCGGCTTTTCGGTTGGCATAATTGTGTTGAGGTACTCAGTGAACTGATTGAACTCATCAACTATGTTGCTTAGGTAGGTCATCGGATTACTTGGGTTTTAACATCGGTTAACTTGATTCCTTTGATAGTCGTTGTGCCAGTAAGCTCCATTGCTTTAGGCAGTTTGCGCATTAGCTCGATTACATCGAACATCTCTGCTCGCATAATTGTCATAAGCACCGCTTGCCAATCTACTTCGCCAACCATCTCAGCTCTCTTGCTGATGCGGATGTTTTTTGTATGGTCGTTGCTCAGCGTTGTTGTGGTCATAGCATCTGTAAAGTGAGCCATTATATCGGCAACCATTCCTGCACCACTATTCGCAAGTGCTGCTTTTGCTTCGGCTGCAATCTTTAAATCTGCTTCTGCTTTGATGCGCTCAAGCTCGTTTGAGTATTCTACCATTAAGCTCTTGCGTTGGTCAATGAAATCTCTGAGCGGCTGCGTTGCTGCTTTTTCAATGTCCATTAACTGCTTCTTAAATGAGTCAAGCGGCAGAGTGATTGTTTTGCGGTGGGTTTCAATATGCTTGATGGCATCGTTAACAGTTTTGATTGCTTCTGCACTGGCATCATAGCTGAATTTGTCTTCTATTTTGGAAGGTACAGCCTTCATCATCTGCTGCGACTTAAGAACTTCCGCCGAATTTATCGCGTTGTGAAAGTTCGTAAGATTTTCTATATTTGTCTCCATGTTTTAGGGATTTTAAAATTAGGGAGCGCAGCAAAGCGCCCCCTTTTTTGTTTATTAAAATGGTGCTTCATTATCATCTTCGCCAAGCCAAGCGGTTTCAACTGGTGCTCCAACATTAGGCTTAAATGGCTGAGAGATTCTTGCGATGTACTCATCTGAAATCTTGATTTTATCTTGAATAAAGTCGGGCAACTTTAAGAAGGTAACTTCATCGTGCTCTTGCGTGTTATACATTAGCGGCTCGTTAAATGCAGGAGGGCAAACTAAGCCTTTAGGAAGCGGCGATATTCCAATTATGTTAGCGTATGTCGCATCGCCTTTTGTAACGTGGGTGATGTTTAAAAGGCAAGCCTTGCCGATTAATGAGAAGATGTCAAACTTTGCAGCGGTCTCATCGGGCATCTTCTTTCCTGCCCAAGATTCGATGTCGCGTCTAAGGACCGACTTGCTATTCATTGACAAGTTGTAGATTGCTCTTGCGTAGAAAGGCTTTAAGCCTTCGCCTTTTTCGAACTCGTAAGTTTCTGTTGGCAGCTCGAATATTAATTGAACTTTGCGTTTCTTGCCTGGAAACTGTCCTTGTTGCATAGTCGTACCTAAGTCGACAATTTGGTAACATCTTGCAGGAAATGCGCCTTCGGGCGCAATCTGACGGGAGGTGTTATTCCCTACTGGTGCTGTTAAAGCCATAGTGATTATTTATTAAGTGATTGATTAATTACAATTGAATCGAAGGCTATCATTGCCTCCTCGAATACCTTGCGATATTTATGGTGAAATTCTGCTTTGGAGCTTTCGAAGTACAAGCGATTGCAGTAAGGCACATCTTGTATCTTCTCTTTTGAAAATTGCCTTGCAACAGTGATAGCGTCTAAGTCGCATCTTTGGAAAATGCCCTGCTTGCAGCCGTCATCTACGATGCAAAGTAGCAAGTTTTGAAGGTGGTCGTACTGCCAAAATTGTGTGTTGTCGAATGATTTAAAATATGTTTTCATAGGGTTAAAATAGTGGGCGGTAATTAGCCGCCCGATTAGTGATTAGTGATTAATATCGTTGCCAAGTTTATAAGCGCATAAGATAACTCCTTCAAGTTTTTTCATAGAAGTTACTAATCCATTGCCCGTATAAATTACATAAATAGTATTTTGTAATTTCCAAGATAATTCTCTTGCTTCCTCTGAAACAAGTTTATAACTTAAAGTTTCTTTGATGTTTGCTGTTTCGATTTTCATAGTGAGTAAATGTTTGATTGAATAATTATAGGGCAAATGTAAAACTATATTTTAAATACGCAATACATAAACAAAAATAAATGCAAAGTTTTTTCACCTCGCAATGCAAGTTGTTGATAATCAGCCTATTTATTTTGTGCTTATTGCGCAGCCTTAGCAGCTCCGAAGCCGATTAAAGCTCCAACTCCTAACTTAAAAGCAGTTGTTTGATACCACTTCTTCTCCTGCTTGATGTAGATGTTCTGCATTCCAGTAATCTGCATTGATGGATTATCGATGCGCATACGGATCACTTTATCTCTGCGCTTAAATAATCCTTTGCGAATTGTATCACCAACTGCATAAGTGAAATCGGCATTCATAATTAACGAGTCAATCTGCAAGTTGCCTTTATTTGTCAGTGATCCACCAATAACCCAAAACTTCTCAGCCTTGTAGAACTTTAAAGGCAATCGCAAGTGTGGCACTCGGTCGATAATAACTGTATCAGCAACCTTGAACTCGGTCTTAATTACTGTGCGAGTTTTAAACTTAACTACCTCAACTGGATTCTCCAACTTGAGTTCAAGTGCTGCAATCTGCTTTGCCTGCATTGCCTCTTTAGAGTCGAACGCTGCAATGACTTGCGCCTGCGTTGCAATAGTTGTGCTATCCTCGAATCGAGTTGATGTAAGCTTGCAAGGCACAGGTTGATTAGCGCAAGTCCTAATTAAGAGCAGCAGCAGTATGAGGCAGATTGTTATTAATAGCTTGTTGAAATCCATCTTTTATGAGTTTAAAAAGTTTCTTCTTGCTCTTTACCAGTAGCCGCTTATCCTTAACTTCCGCCTCTAAAATATTGAGTGCCACGCAAACGGGCATAAAGTTCTCAACTACGTGCAGCGATAGCTTCTCCTCAATTGTCATATCTCGCGCGATGCTTTTTTTATCAATTGGCGCATTGCCTCATCGAGTTTATCAACGCAGGCATCCACCATTTCGAGCAGCGCAATCTTCTCATCATCGACATTTGTATCGCGTAGCATCTGAGTTAATGGCTTGATGTTTACGAATGGCTGACGTAACTCGTGCGATAAGATAAATCGAAACTCCTCAAGCAATGCTCTTTGCCTTTCGTATTCGTGCGCAGTGATACTGGAAACATCTACGAGCTGAATGCCTATAAAAGTTATTCGAGTGCCAATTGCGAAGCAGTTCCATACATTATAGCGATGCACTAAGTTCTTATGCTTTGTTCTCGCGTAAACTCTTGCAGGATCAGGCGATTGTTTCTTGGCTTTTTTTATTGCCTCGATAAAATCTTCGCGGTCAGTTTCAATATCGATTATGTCGATAATCTTCTTAGGCTGAATGTGGCTAACATAGCTTTTAAATAAGCTATTATTGGTTATTATGTTGCCGTCCATATCGGTAACAACATAAAACAAATCCAAGTTATTCTCTAAGATGAATAGTAGAGACATTGGCGAAGTTCAGAATAAAGTTTCCCCCAAGAAGCAAGCGAGTTGTATAACCAATAAGCGGTGAGCAATATAGTAAAGCTAAACAGTAACCCCATCACTGGCGCATCCATTGTATCCTTATGCTCAATCACTGTCTTCGGCTTTATCTCGATGCGCTGATATGGCTTAGGATGCACCAAGAATGGTGAGCTGCTCGGAGTAATTGTATCGCTTGCGTAAACATCGTGAATCATAGGCGTTTCTTGGTGCGGCATATTATAATAATCGTGCGCAAGTTCGTAGGTTTGACCCCATTGGTCAACTGCGTATTGCTTGCCAAAGATAGTGAACTTTTGCACTGGCTCGCCATAGTGCCAAACTTCATAATGCGTGTGCATCTTGCAGCCTTTGCCTAAGATGCAGTTGTCGCTTAGAGTAACGATGGTATCAGTTCTTTCAGTTATCATCTTGGTTGGCTTTAGGTATGTATCCTGCTGCAATCATAGCTGCCACAATAGCGGCAAGTGTCTCGGTTGAAATAGCTTTAAAAATCAGCGCAAAGACGCTTGATAGAATTACCAGTGAGCCGATTGTGGAACGCCAGTGCTTAACAACAATATCTACCATCTGCCTTGACTTGCTGATTTTTCTTCGCATAGAGTTTATACGCTCTTGAAGAAATAAAGTTCTGCTTCTAATCTTCTGCGCTTAACCAAGCCGTTGACCTTTTTGCCGCCTGCGTTCACCCACTTTCCAAACTCTCTTGATATTGCAGGATCGGCAGGATTCGCTTTTACTTTTGTCAGCAGCGTTGACTTAGCAAGCGCACCAGTTCCAAGATTAAAAGCAAAGCTAACCAACGCATCAAACTGATTTTGGTTGACTGCTGCCCCGTTAAGCAGTGCGCTAACATTCTGCTCGAAGTCGCGCACTGTTTTGCGCAATAGCGCATCTGCCTGCTCTTTGGTAATCTTATCTCCCATCTTAACCTTTTGGTCGTTCGCATAATAGGTGCTGCCGTAGCCGATAGTCGGCACATTAGCACTGCAAAGGTAAGCAGTTAACCGCAAGCCTTCGAATGATTTAATTAGCTCAAGACCTTTGGGGGAGGTGGTCATTATTCTATATTATATTGAAATATTGCGTAAAATGGTAAATCTGCACCTGCAAATGATGTATCATCAGAACTAAATTGAATTAAGTTTTCTTTAACTAATCCATTACATAAATTACCAGTATTAAGAGTTGCAGTACCAATTGCATTAACAGCAGTAATTGGTAATATTGGAAATGTAAATGTAAAATAACCTAAACCACCTAAGCTAAAATCAACATCTACAAATCCTTGTATAGTACAAGTTACAGTATTCCCAACCCTTGAATATTTAGCTCCATTTAAAACAGGGTTTGAAAGGGTAAACACTCCACCACTAAATGTCGGTGTCCAAGTGCCGCTTTCAAAAAGATTATTAACCTCAATCTTCTTGGTTGTTCCTTCGGGCGATGAGGTGGTGTCGCTTACATCAACGATGCAAAGGTAGTCATCAGTTGCCGCTGTTGCGAGAGCTGTTAAGTCTGTTATTTTTATTCCTGCCATAGTTTCTAAAAGTTTAGTATAAAGAAAACCGCCTCGCTTGAGGTCGGGAAAGTTATGTTATTAATGGTGTACTGGTCAACGCTGATAAGCATAATGCCCTGCTCGGTTTCAAGATGGAAAGTGTTATCATCTACCACCTCGCAAAACTGCCCCTCTGTAATGTCTATATTTATCATTGCTTTATAATTTGGAAGTAAGAGATAACTGTTGAATCACCAATCGCTGCATTCTGAATTGCAAAGATAATATATTGGTTGACTGTCCAATCAATATTAGAATTTGTTTGCACCCCGTTGAAGTTACCTAAGTCGCTAAATAGGCTTGATGCTGCATTGACTGACTGAGTTACAGTTGCACTTTTAATTAGTACTTGCCTCTCCGTTCCTAAGTAGTTGTTTGTTGTATTTGATGTTGCACTTGTTGCAATTAATGTTGCCGCAGGCACTGTCAAAGAATCGGCAGTGTTGATGTAGATTCTTAAGGTTGTTAAGCCAGTTGAAGTTGTTTTACCAAACCTGCATTTTATTTCAATAATATCACCAACCGCAAAAGTATTTGCAGGCACTAACTGACTTACGACTTTTGTGTTTGCCGTTGTACCAGTTACCGCTGCTTGGTTGTTTAAGTCTTTATAAATTGAGCCAGTCTTATTGTTAAAGGTAGTCCAATTAGCAGCAGTCAAAAAGCCCTTGTTGCTTGCGCTTGCTGCTTGCCCATTAGCATAGTCAATACTTATTACTCCTGCCGTTGCCTCAAAATCATTTGCAGTAAAAGCCGCAGCCCCTTTAGTAGTGCCATCAGCCGCAGCATCTGCAATGCTTATTGCAGGAGTAGCACCACCGCTCGATGCTATTGGAGATGTTCCGCTTACCGAAGTAACCTTGCCATTGAATGTAATCCAATCCGCTGAGCTTAATGCGCCTCTATTTGCAGCCGATGCAGTTGGTAGGTTAAAGGTATGAGTATCTGTTGCCGATGATATTCCAAAGTCAGTGCCCGATGTTCCTACTGCAAAGTTTTGCACTTGAGCAGTCAAGCCGTTTAAGGAATTTAACCCAGTTGAAAAAGTTGTAATAACTTGGCATAGGTGACCATTCTCTGTGTGCAATGTTATTGTGCGCCCCGAGGTAGTTACAAATACACGCAAAGCAAGTCTATCAGTAAGCGCAAGTGTTGTGGCAGGCACTGCCAATGCAGTAAAATAAGCATCTAATGTAGTGCCGTTTGTAATACCTTCAGGTGTTGCTGAGTCAGTTGCAATCAAGGTAAATGTTGCACCATCATACTTGTACAACTCAACATAAAACGATGGACTTCCACCGCTTGCCGATGAGCTAAAAAATAACTCAAGATTCCAATTGCCTGCCGGTATTGCTAACAGATTAGGATCACCTGCATCTGTGATAAATTGTGCAATCAATCCATTGCCTTGAGCATTGGTTCTTTGAAAGTCAGTTCCAGCTCCTAAGATTGGTGTCCTGCTCATCTCGTAATAAGTAGAGCCGCCTATTGTACCTTGATTAACTGATCCGTTGAGGTAGTAGCTAACACTTGATCCACCGCCGATTGATGTCGGAAAGTTTGAAAGCTGCCCATCGCCTCGAATATATTGGCTTGAAAGTCCTGCCGCTGCTACTGCCAATGTTCCGCTGCTTGTTACTGGATTGCCACTAACTGAAAATGCAGCAGGCATTGTTAGGTCAACCGAAGTCACTGTTCCGCTTGGAATTGTTGGGAATGGTGTCGGCGTTCCCGTTCCGTCTAAGTAGTCGGCATTAGTACCCGTAGGCACATCGAACTTGCCATCGAAGGTATTCCAATCAGCAGAGCTGAGGTAGCCGTCGCTTGCTGCCCCTGCCTGACTGATTGAAATGTCGGGAGTAGCTCCGCCGCTTGATGCTATCGGAGCAGTGCCAGTAACCGAAGTAACGCCGCCGCCGCCGCCGCCGCCTGCAACATTAACCTCAACCACTCCCGGCGATGTAAGCGAAGCCGTCACTCCTTCGCCAGTAAAGTTCAGAGTTGTTGCAACTGGTGTAACTTCTACTCCTTCATCCTCAATAGCTATCGCTCCGCCTCCGCCACCAACTGCGCTTAATGGGTCTGCTTCCGTTCCGTTTCCGATTATTGTAACCCCATCAACAGCAACTTCGGTCAAGCAAGGTGTGCAAGGTTGTAAGTCGGGTAATGGAATATCGCCAGTAGCGCAAGTATCATAGCAGCCATCTTCGCTTGAAGTGATTACTTGCACATCGACATCGACACTAACGCAAGCCCATTCGTAGTTGGCAGTTAATGTTTTAATCTCATTAATGTAGCCCGATGGTACAACTTCGTAATTAATAACCCCTATGCTCTGCTTAAATAATGGGTCAGTGCCACTTGCCAACTTGTAGATTCTTGAAGCAAGCCAGTCCTGCGCATCTTCGCTATCGCAAGGTAGATGAGATTTACGCACAATAGCATAAGCAGTTAGCGGAAAGGTTGTAATATATAACTGCTTGCATCCGCTCATCTTATAAGCATCGGTCTTGCTAACTGTTACCTTGCTGCGCTTCGCCCAAAATAGCGTACCATTTTTAGCATCGAAGTTGGTAACAACCTCAGCCTGCCCGTTGCCGATGTAATGCACCCAAGCCTTATCATTGCCGTTAGCGTTAAGCTCACATAAGCCGAACTGCTTATCGAAGATATTAGCTACCTCGATGCGCTGATTTAGCCGTTCAATTATTGTCCGTAGTAGATTCATTATTTCGATATATTGTTTGCGATTTGTTCTGCTAATAATTCTGCGTGCAATTGAAGCATTCTATCTTGCTCCTCTTTTGTTGGTTGAAAGATGATTCCATAACCTTTAAATTTTTTGTATTTTGGATTGCCGCTATTAACACCAAATTGCAATCCTGCTGCCTTTCCTGCTTCATCCGCTTGAATATAAATTGCTGAGCCAAAGCCTTGATTAAATACGCTCGATTGGTCAGTAGCAAATGACCTTTTTAAAAATCCAGTAAGTTCCAATGGGGGTCTCCCGTTTTCTGCTTTTATCTTTGCATATGCCTTAGTATATTTTACTGTTGGTAAGAAGTTCCCTGCTTGATTTTGTCCTCTGCCAGTATCAATACCGAAGATGCGAATGTACATCTCTCGCCGCATTTCTTGCACCGCAAAAAATAGCGGAGTAAAGCCGCCACTCCACTCTGCAAAGAGCGCATTAATTCTTTCGCTTACTTCTTTGACTGTTGCCATTATGGAAGTGCTGTTACATACTTCATATTCTTGCGGCAATCAAAGCAGTTGCTATCATCAGGCAAGCGCATATTTTGCAACATCGCTGCAAGCTCCTCATTGTATCTTGTTGCTGCGACATCGCGAGCTGCTATCATTCCATCGTTTGCGTCTGCCGTTGCAAATGGCTTGCTTCCTATGTTAACGCTTACCGAAGTATTTACCCTTTGATTCGGGCTTATTTGCAAGCCATAATTAAATATCTCAACCGCAGTTGCATAAGCTAATGGCATCGCCATTAAGCCGCCGATGCTGCACAGCCAAGCCTCTCTGTCGCAATTTACATTGTAAACCATTGACATACCTTGCGTGTATTTCTTAGTCTTAGAAGATAGCACATTGAAGCCGTCTGTTGTTAGCTCAATTCCAATTGCATCAACAAATGGGCAGATGTGAACGGCTCTTATTCCGCCGCCGCAATCATAGCAACTGCCCTTCTTAGTTATCATTTTGGTTGTATCATATAGCGATTCGTAAACAAACGCTAAATCTAACTTGCGCCTATTCGCTTTGAATGTCCTGCCGATAAACTCCTCAACCGCTTCCGATTGATAAAAGAATGAATCGACTAACTTCTGCGTAGTCATATCAAAAACAAATATCTCAACTGGCGTTGCCATAGTATAGATGTCAATTTGCAAGCTCGAAAGATAGAAGTTTAAAAAGCTCAATTGATTAGGATCTATTGTTACTCTGATGCCTGCGTACTTTCCTGCACCAAGAGCAACATCAATGTTGCTTGCGTTGGTCAATACTTGTCCAATGCGCTTGCTATCAATAACAGTGTCAGCCTTCATCATTGGAGACAAGCGCGAAAGCATATCACTTGACATCTTGCGCCAAGCAAACGCGAGCTTCGCATCAAATAGCTCAACTCCGCTCATATATTGGTTAGTTATTAACTGACCTAACAAAGTTTGATTGATTCCTAAATCATCTATATATAGCCCCGTTGTTGGCTCTGCTCTATCGCAACCTTTTAATCCAAGTAATTTTTCGTAGCACATTGGTTAAATTTTATTTGCAAATATAAAAAAAAAGGAGAGGCTATTAACCTCTCCAATTTATTGCGTAAGAAGATTATCTCCGCTTTCACTCAACAGCTCATCTGAATCTTCGCTCAGTAGAGGCTGTGAGTCAACTACGGGTTTACAATTGAAACGCAGTTTACATAGTTTACACCTGCAAACTTATCTGATGCCTCATAAATATCAGTTGGCAATGCCGCGATGATACCAGTTGTAGTCATTACAATTGATAAGTTACCGCAATCATCCTTCATAGTCAAGTCAACTGGCAAGCCTGCTGGCGTAAACACCAAAGTCTTAGAGTAGTTGCTTCCTGCTACTGGAGTGATTCCTGCATTCCACTCAGCTAAGTTGAATGATAACCATTGGATTGCTCCTGCTGTTGTTATCAACGCTTTGTTTTGTGAACCTTGTGCAGCAGCTAATCTTGAATCGTAAGCAAAGCCGAAACCGTTTTGCTGAGTGATTGCAAGTAAGTCGATGCCGTACTGAGTGCAGCACCCTGCTGCCATCGCGTTAGCATATCTTTGCATTGCAGCACCACCGAAAGCAATTGGAGCAGCAGGATAGTTTGCCATTCTTGTAGCTTGCTGAATGTCAGCGATAGCGAAAGCGTTAGGCTCATTAGTTCCTGCCATTGTTGAGATAACTAAGCAGTCAGAAGTTACAGTGTAGAAACCTTCAACATCAGTTCCCCAGTTACCGATTGCAGCAACCGCTTGAACAGCAGCAGCAGAAGCAACCTTTCTATCTAACACATCCATCAAGCGCATAATGCTTTCAAGCACATAGCGGCTGTTCTCTTGACAATGGCGAGCGATGTCCGCTGCATTGATTAATTGAGACGCTGTGTAAGTGTCAGTAGTTTCAACTGTGTAAGTTGTAGTTGTATCTCCGTAAGTGTTATCGGAAGTACAAGTTAAGATGTTACCACCTTCCTCAACTTCCGTCTCAGGTAAGCGTTGAATCCAACGAGCTTGAACAGTTTTAAGTTTCCCGTTGCCCGGCGCAACTTCTGTTCTGATTAACTTAACATTCTCAGGAGACAATAAGAACTCTAAGAAAGGCAGTTGCTCGCGTTGACCAACTTCGATAAATAATTCGCCTAACGACATCTGTACGTTAGGACATTCTGATAAAATTCTTGAAATAGACATATGATATAGTCGTTTGTAGTTTTCAAAATTAGCATCGTATTCTAAAGGCTGATGCGATAATGCCTACTGGTTGCAGCTAAAGTCCTGCCGACTACACATAGAGAGTTGCAAAGATATAAAAAAAGTGCTGAACATAAACCGCTCAGCACTTAAAAAAACATCAATCACCACGTTGCACTATACGCAAAGAATTTAAGGAAGTTCTATTTTTCCGAAAAAAGGTTTATCGCTTACGGAGACTCTACCTTCGCAGGACCATAGCTGCCTCGCCCACCAATTAGGTGAATACTTCTTGCTTTCAATTCCTGCGCTTCTTGCACAATATGAATTGCCTGCATCAGTGCCAGGATTTATGCGAAATCCTGATGCGCCGAAATGCACCTCGTTTCCTTCATCATCAACTGCTTTATACTTCTTGCCTTCTCTCTGCGATGCCGTTACATTGTAGCCTTCGTATAGTGGCATAGTTACTTAGTGTAAAATCTTGGGTTAATCTTACTGAGCTTGCTGTTATTCACTTGCTCAAGTATTGGAGTGAACGGCGTTTGCTTTGGGAACTTAGTTCCTGCGTGCGGATTCTTTTGGATGATGCCTGCTTCTGTTGCTTCTTTTAATAGCACATCTGAGACGCTTAAGAATGATCCTGCTTTTTCTTTTGACTTTAATCTTTCGCCAGTCTTCTTGTCTTTAACAATAAAAGCTCCATCATCTTCTAAGTCGATTGAATACTTTTCAGTAACGGCAGATTTAAAGCCGCGAATAGTGTACTCATTAACTGTTGGGTCGAGTTTCAAATTCGCCAACTCTTTCTCGAATGAATTGTTAATCTTTGAAGTCTTAATGTCGGTTGCAACTTGCGTCTTGTACTGCTCGAATTGAGACATCACATCTTGCCTTGCAGAGTCAAGCTCGTTGCTCTTGCGCTCTAAAGTTTTGTATTTCTTTTCCCACTCTTGGATAAGTGCCTCAGAGCCGTTGCCTGATGCTCGCTTTTCCCAATCCTCGCGCTGCTTTTCGTATTCGCTTTTGGCTTTTTCTGATGCGCTGCGGATTACCTCCTCCACTTTCTGCCCTTTAAAATCTTCATCGGTTAGCACAATGCCAAACGGCTCAAATGCTTTGCGAGTTACGTTGGCAATAGTGCCAGTGAGCTTACCGATTTTAGAAGATACCTCCTCCTGCTTAATCCAATTTTCTTGGAACTTTTCTTTTGCTGCTTCGAGGTCTGTTGCCTCCTCCAAGTTTAGGAACTTCAATAGCTCCATTGCTTCCTCTTGTTTCATATTGTATATCTATTGGTATTGGTTGTAGTTTCAATTCCCTTGCGCCCCTTTTAATTAGCTCTTTGGCAACAACCTCAGTTGCTTGTTTTACTGTGCCATCGCTCATAATGTAGTAGGTCATTTGACAAAGATAAATATATTTTGAAAATAAATTACATAATTATTTTGTTAATGTGTTGCATATTTAAAATATAGTATTATATTTGCCCTATAATTATTCACTCAAAAAATCGAAAACATGAAAACAATTATCGGATACACAGACTCAATTAACGAATGCGATTGCTGCGGTAAAACAGAATTAAAAGGAACTTATTGTATAGACTTAGATGGCGTTGAGTTGTATTATGGTAGTGTATGTGCATTCAAAAGTCATGGCTTAACTACTGATGAGCAGAAGGAATTAAAATCAACATTTACTAAAGAGCAAAAAAATAAAAAACTTTATGATTTACATATTGCTCCTTTAAAAATTGAATTGGAAGAAAGAATTGAAAATACTTTTACTACTACTTATGATAATTTAACAGAAATAGCAAAAGAAATATATCATAATATTGAAGCTGAGTTTAATAGAGTTGCTGAGTTTAGAGCAGCAAAATATAAAATAACATTATAATATGAGACACCGCCTTAGAATTATTGACTGCACCCGATGTGAGGGTGCAGGCTTTGAGCTTGAGCACCCGATACATTGCTTTATAAACGATTGCGAGCTTTCAACTATTTGCAGCGATTGCACCGATGATTGCAAAACAAAGCATACAACCGAGTGCCGCCAGTGCGATGGCACTGGAGA